CAGAAACGCCCCGAGGGGCGTCCGGAAATTTCAGGGCGTGGTTGCCGTTCGGAGCTCAGTGCTCTATCGGTCGCTTTTCGCCTTGTCGTCTCAACACAGTGGTGGTCTGCCTCCACCCGGTACCTACGCCGTCGCAATAAGGGCCCTGATAGTCAGTGGATACATCAGGTAAAACTTAGTCTTGCTGGGCTGGTGTCCTAACACCCTCCTTTTCTCTAGTGGCCACAACATGAAGCGTAACGTTAAGTCCGCCAATGCTGCTAGCGCGAAAAGGGTCTCACAATCGCGGTCTTGCCGCGCCTACCGTCAGCGTACGGTCGATTACATCGACCGCGCGGTGACTTCTTGGCAGGCTATCTTTGGTGTGAGTGTCGAGGTGCCCGGGTTCGAGGGTGCCGCCACTTGCTCTGAGTTAGCCGGGCTTGTCAAAAGTTTCCTGGGGCGTGACGTGTCAGACGTCCCCCGGGAGCAACTGTCCTTCCAGTCAATAAAGAAGGGCTTACCGGACTCGTGCGTATGCATGGAGTCCGGTCTGCTTGATAAGCTTGTCCGGTCTATCGGTTCTCCCCCGCGGAGTCTCCCCGAGGGCTACTTGGACTTCGTTCGGAAGGAGGTTTCCCGTCTTTTCAAGAAAGGATGGGACGCCTCTTACGAGTCCTTTTGCCTGACTACCAGTCCACCCCTCTCGGCCGTTTACTGTCGGGACACCCCCGAGGAGCGGGAGTCGCGCGGTGAGCCTCTGTGCTCGTCCGCCGGCTCTCGGTCCTCCGGTGGGAGTCTCGGTTGGCTTGGCGCTACTCAGGACGAGTTCCTGAGTTGTGTCTTGTCCGGAGAGGGGTCGCCTGGTGACCTCCTTGGGAAGCTCATCGTTGTCCAGTCGGCAGGTAAGCCTAGACCCTTGTCTAAGTTTTCGGCGGATGCGCTCGCGCTGAAGCCGTTGCATAAGACGGTCTATGGCTTTATGAAGCGGTTCTCGTGGTTGCTCGTCGGCAACCCGACACGGGAACGTCTTCACAAGGCTGGGTTTCGGGAGGGAGGGGGTTCTTTGGTCTCTGGTGACTATGCGTCAGCTACCGATGGTCTTTCCATCGAGGTCGCCGAGGTCATAATGGAGACGCTGTTGTCATCTGCCGTCTTCGTACCGCAGAACATTCGGAAGGCCGCGCTTTGCGCATTGAGGCCCCTCTTGTTCTACGGCGACGATGACGAGCAGGTTCGTGTTCTGACTGGTCAGATGATGGGTTCTTACCTATCGTTTCCTCTCCTTTGCTTGCAGAACTACCTGGCTTTCAGGTGGTCCCTTAGGGGCTTAGGGTTGAAGACGAAGGTACCCGTTCTGATTAACGGCGACGATATCCTTTTCCAGCTCTCCGATCATTACGATCGTTGGGAGCGGGTTCTGGGTCCGTTGGGCCTTACAGTCGAGAAGACGAAGACTTCAGTTGAAGTAGAGTGGGGCACCATCAATTCTACGCTGCTTCGGTGGCGTGACGGTAGCCTCGTGCCGTGTTGGTCGGCTCGGTTCGGTATGTTCCGCCCAGCGGATCATCCCGGAGGTCTTGGCTCTTCTTTCTTGAGCTTCCTCTCGGGGTGTGACGAACCCGACCTTCGTTTCCGCGCTGCGCGCGAGTTTTTCCGATGGCACCTTTCCGAACTCCGTTCGTCAGGTGTGTCGCCGGTTTCTCTCGGCTTTCGCGGGCTCCTGGCAAGGAGGCTGTCGAAGCT